CGTGCATTAAACATTCAGCGGGACAAAATGTCTCGCGATTTTGATGTCGCTATCATTGACGATGACAATGTTGGTATGGTAGGATATTATAAGCAAAGTGACGACGATGATACTGTGTGGTGTGACATTGCAGATTGGTAGTGTGTGAAGCACAAACGTTTGTTCCAACGTCGCACGCAACGTAGATCTCGAGAAGCAATCCAACCCTGGGTTAAGTTAGGAATTAAACATGGCAAATCGACCATTAATGCACCAAGAATTCGTAGACGCACCCGCTGCTAATACTGCTGCGACTATTACACTAGCTGCGTCAGGAGCAACATTTAAGCGTGTTTTGTACGCAGTTGCGTTTAGTTACGACAACACACCGACTGGCGGGCAGATCACGATTACTGCTGGTGGCGCGACGGTGTACACACAGTATATTACAACATCTGGCGCTGGCTTTATTCCAATCCCGCCAAGTGGGTGGGAGACAAGTAATAATAATGAAGCAGTTGTGGTGACACTTGCTGCTGGTGGAGCAGGTGTATCTGGTGCGGTGAGTGTAATCGCGACACGAGAAGTGGCAGACTATAATACGGCGTTTTAAATGACTGCAACGGCACAATATTGCACGGCGGCTGAGCTGCGCACGCAAATTGGCACGAGCTATACGACAGAGACTAAATCTGACGATGCGCTTGCGGTGCTGATTAAAGCTGCATCGCGCAGTATCGATCGGTACTGCAATCGACTCGATGGTTTCGTGGCTCAAGATGCGTCAATTCGATATTACGTTGGTACTGGCACCGGGTTGCAATATATTCACGAGTGTACATCTGTAACTGCGCTTGCGGTGAAAGATAGCCCAAGTGATGATGAAACTTCGTATACAACTTGGACCATCGGCACTGTTGGCACCACAACTGAAGCTGATGCTTTTCCCGCTACTGGCAATCCACGATATCCAGATTACTACTCGACGCCGTATACTTATTTGATCATCGGACCTAATGGCGACTACTCGCATTTTACGTCAGGTAGTTATAGTGGCTTGCCCGGTTTCAAACCGTCTGCTCTAAACTTACGCGGTGTGCCAACCGTAAAGGTAACTGCGACTTGGGGTTATGCTACCACTGTGCCCGACGATATTAAAGAGGCGTGCTTAATTACCGTTGCTCAATGGTTGAAGCGTGGCGAGTCTTCATGGGCAGATGCGGCGGCAAACCAAGCGCTTGGTGAGATCCGCTGGACACGCGAGATTGACCCTGCCGCGAAACAGATCCTTGCGAATGGGCGTTATATTCGACCGTCTATCGGGTTCTCGCAGTAATGGCGGGCGTCAACGTTACCGTACAAGGGCTAAAAGAAACACAGCAGTACTTTGTTAACTTGCTGGAAAACCTCTCTGGTCCACAGATGGTAACGGGTATGCGTGATGCCGCAATGGTGGTATACAGCGCAAGCGTTAAGGAAGCACCCGCTGATACTGGCAAATTGCGCGCATCGTTAGTTCCAGAAGTAAAAGACGAAGGCAATACTGTCGTTGGCGTAGTTGGGTCAAATCTACTCTATGCGCCTTGGGTAGAAGAAGGTTCAAATCCGCACTGGCCTCCACATGGCGCTTTAGCAGGTTGGGCATCGCGCCACGGGTGGACAGAAAGCGCAATTCGGTATATCATTAGTGTGAAGGGTACACAAAAGCACCCGTATTTGGAACCTGCGTATAAGCAGGAAGCGGATCGGGTAGCAAATATGATTGGCGACACAGTGACAAATATTGTGATTAACCCGCACGGTAAATTTGTAGGTTCGACGCGAGGGATTGTGTAGATGGCAGTTGGTTATGTCACACTGCTCGAAATTGGCGATGCAATTGCGACAAAGTTGGCCGAACATGCCAGCTTACACAGTGGCGCGTTGAGTTATGTTGCTGGGCCAGAAGAGTTGCAAGAGAGTGTCCCTGGCGAACCGTATTTGCAAGTCTATCCCGATATGGCATATCCCAATGTCGGTGGCGAGAATGCCATTAAGACATATAAAGCAACCGCACCCAGTATTGCAAGGCATCTCGAGGAACAGCATTGGCGTATTGACTTATATGCAAGGCAGCGGCGTCACATTGGCGAGGATATGTATAAGCTTCTACCGCTGATCGATGCAGTAATGGATCAGCTTGCATTGATTACCAACCAACCGAACCCGTTCGATTTGGTTGATGATGCAGGAGTGCAAGCGATTAAAACAATGGACTATCGCTGGGAGCGAGTGACGTTTACCTATGGTGAACCTGGCTTACCATATGTCGGTGCTCGGTTTTATCTAACACTGAGGTTTATCTAATGGCAAAGCGAAAAGAAGCAATTGTTGAAAACGAAGAGGTGGTATTAGATGGAGATACTAATGACATTGAAGCAGTAGAGATTGAACAAGGGTCAGAACTAGAACCAGAGCCAGATCACGACGCTGCACCACCTCAACCTGAATATTACCAGTTTGACCCAGTTGACCCTGGCGCGATCGTTTTCTATCGCACCAACGACAATATCAGCTTCAACGACAATCGCGCACCAATTCGCCGCAATCGCCTAATTACACGTCGCGATGTGAAAAATATCGATGCGCTGCGCAAGCGTGGCGCTTTGACCGAAGTGGTCTTTGATGACCCAATTGATCTAATAGAAGTACCAAATTGGCATAAACGGGCCGTGGTCTTGCAAAAACATGGCCTGACACACGTTGTACAAATGCTGTTCTACGAACCAAAAGCAATTGCTCAAGTACTTGATGACACCACGACGCGAGAAGTCTCGCAGTGGCAAAATGAGCTTTTTCAATACCTAGAACGCCTTGTCTGTAAACCGGAAAACGGATGAGGCGGATCGTAAACAGAACGTTCTGGAGGAACAGCGATGACCGCAACGACAACCGCATCGGCGGCGTGCGGAGTATACATCTACTTGGACAACGGCGCTGGCACTCTGACCGACATCCGTGGCTCTGCTTCACAAGCCGAGCTTACACTGAACAACAATCTTGGCGAGGTCCGTACTTTTGGCTCCCGCTGGATGTTGCGCACGGCATGTGGTCAAGACGCCAGTGTCAGTCTGACAATTGTATATTCCACTACCGCTGACGAAGGTTATGACATCGTTAGGGACTGGTGGACGGGTGCCGACTATGACACGCCTCGTTCGCTACGGATCGACATCCCCGACAATGCGGGTGAACGGTGGGACATGGAAGTGCTGCTTGAAAGCGCAACCATTCCACTTGATCCAAGCGACGGTGGTCCGATACTCGTATCGTGCAACCTACTGCCGACCGGCGATATTATACACAGCTCTATCGGCAGTTAGTTAGATAAGTAAGGGTAAACACATGCAAAATCGTAAACCTACTCGCAGCAAAGTCCGACGCTTTGAAGGTGGGCCACAGGGTGACGCCGCGTGGCTGTCTGTACGCAAGATCCTGTATGGCGAACGTAAGTCTATCATTGATGAATTCAATGAGTTGATGAAAAAGTTCGGTATGGATACGCTACAAGACGGCGACGAAATTGCGGCGTCACTCAGTAGCTTGCCTGATGCTATAGATATCGACTATGAGCTTGCTCAGTTCTTTGCTCAGTTTGTTACAGCCTGGAATTGGGTAGACGATGACGGTAATCCGTTGCCGCTACCTTGCGAGGATGACACGGTGCTCGCAAAGCTCTACGGCGAAGAGGTGTCGTGGATTAACGAGTGCACTGCCGCCGTAGTTTTTGGTAACGAACTGGAAAAAAAATAAGGTCGCTCAAGGAAGACTTGATGATTGGCCTTGCGATCGACGGCATGGGCAATCGTCTTCCAGACGAGTATACCGAATTGATAGTCTGTCGAGATATTCTGCACTGTACGCCAAGCGAGCTTGACGAGCAAGATTGGGAACGCGTGATTATTCTCGTACAGCTTGCGTCGATTGAGGCGGAGGTACACGAGCACAAACAGAAGCATCGTCCGCGTAAGCCGAGCGGCAAGGGGGGCGGAACCTCACTCACGTTTGCCGCACAGGGACAATCAGGTAGGCGCACCGAGGTAAAGTACAGTGGCGACTCGTCAGAACACCATTGAAATTCTCATAAAGGCTAAAAACCTAGCAGCGGCAGAGACAAAGAATGCCACGCAGAATATGGAGGCGCTTAGTACTGCAACTAAGCACGTCGATACTGCAAGTTCGTCCCTGGCTCAAAATCTTGCGCGTTTACAGCAGGCGGCAGCAAAGTCAGCAACCGAGACTCGCAAGTTTGCAGACTCAATGGGGCTAATTGAAAAGGCTGCTGCGGGTATATCTAAAATCACGCCACTAACCAACATGACAATGGGGGCGCGCACTGGCACAACTGAAATTTTGCGCTTGTCTGGAAGTGTGGTAAATCTGTCGCAGACTTCTCAAAGTGCGTTTGGTCGTATATCTACGCGTGTTCAAGATGTTGTACGGCATGTAGTTGAATTTGTTAAGCAGGGGAAGCTTGTTCAAACTCTTGGGCCGATTATTTCCAACATTGCAACAAAAGTTAAAAACCTTACCAACGGCTTTCTAAATCTAGTCAAACAAGTGGGTGGCAATCTGGCAAGCCGAGTAAAAAACTTGGCACAAAGTTTGCTTGGGCTTGGACGTGACGCCGACACGGCAGCGAGTAAAACTAGCTTGCTGGATTCTGTACTTGGATCTGCATTTAGTATTGCCAAGGGTATTCTATACGCACAATTTTTTACTAAAATTACATCAGGTATCACTGGTTTCGCAAAAAGCTTAGTGTCTCTCAACGCCGACTGGGAACAATGGCACACTCAGTTTACAGTGCTATTGGGCAGCGCAGAAGAGGCCACAACGCGGCTTGAGTACCTGACCGACTTCGCCAAGCGCACACCCTTTGACTTACCGGGCGTGATCGAAGCGTCGAGGGTGTTGCAAGTATTCGGTGGTGATGCGCTTGCAACTGGCGAAGAATTGACACGCATGGGTGACATGGCGGCAGCAGCAGGCGTAAGCGCAAACGAGCTTGCCATGTGGTACGGTCGTCTATTCTCGATGATCCAAGCCGGTAAGGGTATTGGGTTCGAGGCGAGGCGTCTACAGCAATTGGGGTTGCTCACTGGCGAACAGCGCAATGCACTCGAGGAAATGGTCAAGCTTGTCAAATCCGGCGAGATGGAAAGTGAACAGGTATGGTCTTGGTTCACCGGGCAAATGGATCGCTTCTCCGGCTTGATGGACCAGCAGTCGAGGACATTAAATGGTATTGTTGAAAACATTAGTGATACTTGGGAACAGTTGCGGCGCACAGTTGGAAAACCAATATTCGATGTCGCGAAGGACATTGTGCAAAGCCTGTTGAATTTTTTAAACTCTGACCGTGTGCAGGGCGGAGCAGAAAAGCTTGCGGCAGCGCTTGGGAATATCTTTGACTCTATACGAGAGCTGCGCTCAGAGATATCGTCGGTGTTTTCTGCATTCGGCGTTAATCAAATGGCAATTGCGCTAGTAGACCTTGGGGCATCACTGTCCACAACCCTCCACGGACTTTTTGGTTTTGGGAAAGAGATAGATCGCAGCACCGAGGCGTATAGAGAATGGGTCTACATTACATCAAAAGAGCTACGTCCTGCATTACAGTTTATTCAGAACCACTTAGATGAAATCAAGGCAGGTGTTGATGCATTCATCAAAGCGCTTGGTACCTTAATTGGAATGCAGTTGGGGATTAAGGCTGTTGGACTAGCGATTGGCGTACTTACAACTGGCATTAGCGCGTTACTCAGTCCGCTAGGATTGTTAACAGCGGCATTCTTTGCGTGGGATCAGAATATATTTGGTATTCGTGATAAGATTACCAATCTGGCAAACACTCTCAAGGACGTTTTTGGACCATCGGTGAAGGCGGCTCTCGAGTCACTAAAATCGGGCGATATCGGGGGGGCAATTCAAACGTTCGTAGATAATTTACCAGAAGACTTCAAAAGGGGCTTTAGCGCTGCTTTTGATGCCACTCTTACAACAGATATTACAACCACACTGATATCAAGGTTCA